ACCAGCAGCAGTGTCGTTGTAGATCAACGCGCCGCGAGCCGTGATGGTGGCCGAGGTAAAGGTGATGTCGTTGAAGTCGGTGAACGCCGTCGTGCCGCTCGTCGTGGGCGTGACGTTGGTCAATGTACCGCCGCCTGCCGAATACGAGCCGGAGTTACCAACCTCGTTGGACACGGTGTATGCGGTTGTCGCAGCGGTGAACGACGCGCTGTTGGTGTACAGCGCCAGCTTGAACGTGTTGCCCGTCGAGGCGGTGAAGTTATGAACGCCCTGCAGGAGTTCCTGCTTGAAGGACGTACACATGAAGTTGCCAGTGAAGGCCATGTCAAAGTCTCCTTATAAGTTCGGCCAGTTCCGGATGGCCCGCATCTGTCAGCGCATTATACACAGTTGTGCGGTCACTGCGAATAGCTTGTCGCATATAATTTGCAACAAGCATCTCGATGTGCTTCTGGAAAGCACGGGCTTGGTCTCTGATGCCCGGATGGGCGCTGTCGGAGACCGACACAATGCGGTTCACGCACTGCTCTGCAAGTTCCTCGGGCGTGAAGCCCCGCTTATCCGTGGTGCGAACACCGACGATCGGCTGGTCCTTGGGGACGTCAAGCTTGAACTCAAACATTATTGTTTGGGCCTTATGACTTGGCCAGTGCGATACTGGTCGGTGGTTTCTTTCGCTTCGCCCAGCAGCTTGATGCCGACGATCGATTCCTGCAGGCGCTTCTCATACTGGGCCATCACGTCTTGCTCGCCCTTCATGTAGATATACGCCTCGATCAACGATCCGTACAGCATAGCCATAGGAGCATTGGTGCTCAACCACGTCGTGCCAGAGTCAGACAGCGCTGTCAAACTTTGCGGCCGGTACAGGTAATGCAGCTCCATTACGTAGGCCTGATCCGGCGCCGGCGCCAAGATAAAGTTTTCCACGTCAAACTGTGCGTAGTACCGCGGCTCTCCGCTGGTAGTCGAAGCGGGTGTGAACTCCTGCACAAAGGACACATCTTTGAAATCCACGAACTCCTTTGAGCCCGTCGCGCCTACGCGATAGCTAAGCGAGTAAGGCGCCAAAAAGTCTGATGGCGCCGCAAGGAAGACATTGTCCGGCGTGGCCGACGCGGTCACGTTCTTGCGGAACAGACTTAGCTGCACCTGCTTCAGGATGCGCTCTTCTGCCTGCCGAATAAACAGCGGCAGGTTGTTTACGAAGGACGTCTCGTCGTTCTCCGTGTAATCCTGAATCGCCTGCTTTAGCTGTCCGTATGTAAAGCTCATGTCGTCACCACCGTAACTTGGCCCACGCTGCCGATCATGCGCGGCCGCTGGAGATTGGGTGCCTCAACCGTCGGAACGCCGACGTAAACCTGCAGCGCTTCGGGCTGATCCGGGCGGGGATCTTTGAGAGCCTGCGGATCCGCACGATGCCGCGGCGGGTTGAGCTGCGGATGTTTGGGCTCAAATTCGTCTGGACCCACAAGCGCACCCGTCCACTCTTTCTTCATATCGCGCAAGCGATAGCGGAAGCCGGAGCGGTCTGAGATCCCGTAGGACTTTTTTCCAGACGCAAAAGCCATTAGACCCTCGTATAACGAACGCTTGCGCGCAAGACGAGCGGAACGCGGTCCTCATCCTCGTTGGCCGCGCGCTGAAACTCTTCTTCGTAGACCGCCTTCATCATCTGCACACGCTCGGGCGCGCGCTTCATGGCGAGGTAGTAGGCCAGTCCAGCAACCATGCACGGGTAGAACCGAAACGGAATACCTGTCGTGTTGGTCAGCGTGTCTACGTCCTCGATCCGGCGCACGTAGTAATACACCAGCACGTCCGTTGAGTTCTCTGGTGTCTGCCACACGGTGATGACCGGTGCAATCTGCCGGTTGAAGTAGAACTGCGACGGGCGGCCCTGATCCGTTTTGTTGGGGAAGTCGAGATAGTCGGAGCGGCTGATACGCTCCATCTCAAAATCTGTGCCGGCGCGGCGGAGAGACATGTCCAGAATGTCGACGACATCGGTAGCAAGCGTGTATTCAGCTACGCCTTGGGTCACGGTCGTCGTGGCCTGCGTCACGGTCCAAAGGTTCAGCCCACGGTTTGCCCATTCGGCAAACATCAGGTTCATCGAGCGACGAGCCGTCTTGGCGTCGTAGCCCGTCCGCATCTCCAGACCGATGCGCTCGTAGGCCTCTTCGATCGCTTCCGCGACGTCGAGGTTAAAGTCTCGAGAACCTGAAGTGGTCATGACTTGTTCCTCTTAGCCGGGGATACCCGGCGCGGTTTGCCAGCAGGCTGGCCAAGGCGCTTCTTCTCCGAGACCTTCTGCCGCTTTTCTGACGCCGACATCTCACCCGAGGTCTTCGGCGTCTTGGAGCTTACACGTTTTGTCGGCCGGCAGTAAGGTGTTCCGCGCTTCTCGCCTTCTTGGCGACCGCAAGCTTTGCCCGTGCGGACATCCTTCCAGTCTTCCTTGAACCAGCGTTTGAGCGCGGCACCTTTCTCGGTCTTGCGCACAGCCATTAGAACGTCCTCGCCTTGACGAGACCACCATTGGCTTTCTTCTGGGTCTTGTTGCCCCAGTTCTTGGCACCAACCTTACGGCACTTGGCAATCGCCCCGCTTGCATACGCGGAGGGAAAGACCTTGTACCGGGCCTTGACCTTTTTGTAGCAAGCGTCCTTGGCCATTACTTCATCTTACCCATGGCCATTTGCTTGCGGGGGCTGCACATGGACTGGTCCTTGTTGCCCTTAACCTTGCCGCCCTTTTTGTAGCCGACCATAACCTTGCCGCCCTTCATCATACCCTTGGGTTTGCATCCAGCCATCGGAACCTCCGTTATTTGCTTGGCCATATTAGCACGGTTCATTTTCACTGTCCCACGTTGTTCTTGACGTAGAAGCCAACTGCGCCGGCGATGAACGTCAGAACGGCGACTGTCACAACCTTGACGACGGTGGACCAGATAGCCTTCTTCGTATCACGCCACGAGGTCAGCAGATTGCGGATCTCCTCGAGATCCTTTTCTGCGTTCTGGTCGTGCAGCCCAAGTTCTTCAAGCGCAGCGCGGGCGCCCTTCTTGGCCGCACGGTCGAGCATAGCCTCAAATTCTTCAGGGGTCATGTTAACGTTTCCCATGTCAGCATTTCCACTTCTTCAAGGCTAGAGCTTTTCGAGTCGGACGACCTTTCTCGTCCTTCATTGGTCCGGGCATCCCGCCCATTCGAGCGCAGAAGCTTTTCTTGCGGCCCGCGTCCTTTTTGTTCTTCGGGTTCGGAGCCGGCGGTTTGAGGTTCATGCCCTGCTTTTTGGCCGAAGCTCGGCCCTTGGCGTTGAGGCCGCCCGTTGGGTCCTTGCCTTCCTTGCGGCGCCATGCGGGGGATTTTGCCATCAGAGCGGTCCTCCGTTCTTGACGAGATACATGTCATATGCCGCCGTAACGCGGGCGTTGTTTGACCGGACAGCCGCGCGGACGTCGATGTCTGTCTTCTCAGGCAGGGCAAACGGCACGGTGAATTTGTAAAGATATTGGGAGCTTGCCACCTCGAAGGTGTGTCCAATTAAAAACCGGTCTCCGGGGATGCGGTAGTAAAAGAACCCGCTGCCGTCAGCTCCGTTTTGAATCGTCATCGTGCCTTGCGTCAGGTGCGCTGTGTACCCGGCAGGAACGGTGAACGTGCCTTTGAGAGATTGACCGACACCCGCAAGAATACGGCCCACGGTCGTCGCACCCTTGAGCACATTGATCTGACCCACGTTTACTAAAGTGCCGTTCATCCGAACAAGATCAAGCCGCTTGAACACCGTCGACGAGGTGTTGCCCGTAGCATTGGTCAGGGTGATCGTAGTGGTGACAGGGTTATAGTCCGCGTCCAAGCCGGTGATGATGACGTTTTTGTCTGCATCAGCCGCGTCCGCGCGGCTCACCGTTACAGTGCCCGCAGTGTCCCACGCGCTCCAAGGATAGATTGTGTCGTCTACGTCCCACACGGTTCCGGTGGTGTTAACAGACATCGCCGGTACTCGGCCTTGCCGATGGCGAAAAAGGTGGCCGGGGATCTGCCCCCGGCCAACCTGCAGTTCAAACGGCTCAGTGGTGCCGACCTGCGATATCGATCTGATGTCGTAGACCGGCATCGCTCACCTCAATTGTACATAGCGGTGAAGCTGGAGAACACCGTCGTTCCCGCCGTGTACGGAAGGTAGACGCCGCTGTCGAACATGATCCCCTCGTCGGGGATGATGATGTCACGGTCACTGCCTGCCGATGCAACGGTTGCAATCTGCAGATGCGCAGTACCTGTTGCTCCGCCATCGCGGAACGACAGAAGGCCTGCCGTACCGGAGTGGATCAGGTAGATCCCGCGAAGGCGAGCGCGACCAGCGTAAACCACATCGATAGCGTCATTGGCCATGCCGACAGTGATAGCACCGGCGGTGTCATCATCCACAGTCACCTGCGTGACCGTGCGGAAGTACAGCGTTCCGGTTACGGTCGTGGCGGGGCCAGCGATCGTTTCCGTTTGTGCGTTCCCGTTCACGTCGGTCCCGGTCACAGTAAACGTCCGGCCACTGTCGTCAGAGGCCGAAGCAATTGTGATCAGGCGGGCAGCAGTAAACGTAGCAACACCACCCGAGGACAGGGCGCCGTTGATCGTTAAGTCTTGCGCACCGCCGGCCGCGGGGGTCTGCGACTGGCAGACCCCATCAGCATCGGCAGCGGTTGTGTCGGCCGCGATATACTTGGCCTTTACGTCAGAACCGGCCATGTCTTGCCCCTTATGCGATGGTTGCGATCGGGCTCGACAGGGTTTCTGCCTTCCAAGTCGAGTTGGTACCGTCATCCGAGATGCAGGTCAGCTTTACGCGGCTGTTGACCACGGTCGAGTTGGCCAGCGTCAGCGTGTCGCCAGCGACGTCGCTTGCGGGGTTTGCTGCCGCACCGCCGAGCAGTGTCAATGCACCGAAGAAGTTTGACACACCAGCGCCGGGGAGGACGAAGGTTACCGTCTTTGCGCCGCCAACGGCAGTGGTAACGATGAACTCGTAGGTCGTGCCAACGTTTGCAGTGCTAAGCGCAGGCATGTTGACGACGATGTCATCGGTGCCATCGATCTCGAAGATCGTACCAGACTGAGCCGTGGTCAGCGTGGTCGTGACGGCTGCGCCAGTGTTCAGCGTGGCGTTGTCGACCGAAACGCGGAAGTTGGGACGGGTGTCGTAAGTCGCATCAACCGTGATCGCACCGGTGGTTGCGTTCTTGGTGATGGACTGAAAGCCGTTTTCGGAACGTACCGGTCCCGAGAAAGTCGTGTTAGCCATGAGGATCTCCTGTCGTGGCAAATGTCAGCGGCACAATACCGCTGTCAGGGATGCGCAAAGGATACAGGAGCCATGCGCAAAAAGAAAGGGGCGATCCGAAGACCGCCCCAGTCAGACCCACAGGGAGGATGTGGGTTAGGCTGCGCCCGAGGTGCCGAAGATGGCACGGGGGTCGCTGAAGCCAAACGAGTAACGCTCACGCGCCTTGAAGCGCATGTTGCCCGTGTCGAAGTCCGCTTCCATGCCGGTCGAGAGCGGAGTGCGCTCGAAGTGGATGAAGCCGCGGGGGGCGTCCGTCTTGATGAAGAATGCGTCGGGGTCGGTCAGGAAGTCGTTGACCGTGTAACCCTCGGGGAGCATGCCCATCGAGCGGATTGCGTTCACGTCGTTGTCGGCAGTGCCAACGCGCAGGTTGGAAACCATCAGACGCTCAGCCACAAACTGCAGCTGGCGCGGAACGATGAGCTTCATACCGCGGAGGGCAACCTTCAAACCACGCTCGTCAACGAAGCCTGCGATCGAGATGAGAGCATCTTCGAGCGAGGTTTCGTTCAGGTCAGCATCGGTCGTCGGCTTGTTAGCAAACGTGCCGCCGCTGGTCAGCGGGTGGTTGGTGGCGCAGAGTGCGACACCGTCGCCGCCGGCCGTTGCACCGCCGGTGAACGCGTTGTTCAGAACGGCAGCAGCTTTGACCTGCTTGGTGTGAGCCATCGAGCGAGCAAGGGCACGGGTGTAACGGCTGCCGAGGCGGTCGTACAGGTTGTCCTCAATCGCTTCTTCGGTCAGCGAGAATGCCAACGCGATGGTCTCGTGGTTGTACCGAGCGGTGTATGCTTCGTTCGCCTCATCAAAGTTGATGGCCGAACCTTCCGACTTGGTCGGTGCCGCGCCGAAGCCCGACAGCATAACCTCTTCCTCGAATGCACGATCCGAGGACTCGGTGGTGTAGATTTCAGCATGCTGGTTTTCGTACCGAGCATACTCCATGCCGAAGAGGGCGTTAAGACCCGGCTCCAGCTCTTTCGCAAGTTGTGCGCGAGAGATAGCCATATTTCAGCCCTCCTTAGACGCCAGTCGTCGAAACAGTGCCACCAGCAATCGCGCCATTCGGCGAGTTGAAGTGGTTGTTCAAACGGACGATGACAGGGATACCAGCAACGGTGAAGTCGGCGTTCTCGGGGTCATCTTGGATGCCCATGATACGCAGGTTCAGCGTGTTGGTAGCGGCGATGGTGTTCAGGTCGAGCGTTGCCGACGAGATACCAGTGGTGGTCGAACCCGAAGTCGCGAGTGCGAAGTCTGCGTTTGCAAACACCGCTGCACGTACTTCCGCCTCAGTGTTGGCGGCAGCCACGACGTTCGAAGTCGCAATCACGAACAGCTGTGCGGGATCGTCGTAGACGAATGCCTTCACAGGGAAGTTCGTGTCTGCGCCCGAACCGGGCCAGTAGTTCGAAAACACCTTTTGACCAGTGGTCGAGGAAACGTACTCGCAGCCCCAGAACACGCCAAGAAGACCAACCGTGCCACCCTCAGCCGAACCGACAATGTCGATTACGCCGGTCGAGAGGGGCTTAACGGGAGAGCCCTGATAGATCGCGTTCGTGTTGCCTGCGGCAATACGATACTCGGTTGCACCGGTGCTGTTGGCATTCTGACCCATCTTCGCGATGGGACGAAGGCCGAATGCGCCATTGATATTGGCCATTTTTCAGCTCCTTTGATTGCAGTTATTCGGAGCCGCTACCGCGACCTCCGAAAGAGACACGACTCTGCCGACTCGCATGAATCGGCATAGAAGGATGTTGATCCTTCATGAGGTCCTGATCGACAGCCTGCATCTGTTCGCGGGTCCGGTTCCCGTAATACGCGGCTCTTTCACGAGCAGTTTCGATAGGAATGCGGCACAACATCAGTCCACCTTGTCCGATCACACCGGCATACTTTCCCTCGTCAATGACGGGGGCTTGGTAATCCGGATACTCATCGGCACGGACGGGTTCCCATCCTTCACGCAGCTTAGAGAAGACGTTTGTCTTGTCCTCTTCGCCACGCATAGCGATTCGAATCCAGCGGTGCACATAGCCCTCTGGGGCCTGTGGTGAGTCAAGGCGACTGGGCGGTGCCCAAGGTTTGCGGCGCGCGGTTGCTTCACGCGTTTCAGTAGACCGGGGTGTGCGAGTGTTATCAGCCATCAGATCAATCCTTTACGTACTTTGCGTATTCCTCGAG